AGTTCTATGAACTCGGGGATCCTAGCAGTTAGATCAGAGCGATCCAGCCAATTGGCCGTGGCCGTCTGAAGCTCTGCGTAGGTGGTAATCGCCATTAGACTCGTCCTGGTCTAGTTCTGAATACCTTGTTATCTGGATCATTCAACCAGCGTTTAATCACTGCTTGATCCTTGAAGTTGTTCGATGCCTTGGCGAGTTGGTGATAGATGACATTTGGTATAGAGGCCACCTTGTGTGTATCGCCCTTCCAAGTTTTACGCTCATCTGCCTGATTGAAAATGCGCTTGTTATGCTCAACGATGTCAGTGACATCCTGAACATTTTCTAGGCTGATATTGCCTGTGATATCATCATAATGATACCACTGCGTAACCTTGGTTACCGGGTCATAATCGAGTATACGTTTCATAGTATGGCACCATCGGGGGCAGGGGCCGAAGCCCCCACCCCACTAGGTGTTTCGGTTATGCTACTGCTTTGATGCCAGCAACAATACCGTGGGCTGCTTCGTTGTTAACCTGAAGCCCCCATTCGATCAACGCCATTCTAGCGTCTGCATCCCCAGTCTTCGCCAAAGCTTCAATGCTATACGGGCGAAGCGTAGCCAGTTTTACTTCATCTGGGTCGAGCAATAAAGCCCAATCGTTATGCGCCGTCCCACCACCCTCATCCTCCACCGTAGTGAAGAAGCGGTTAGGAACAACCGATAGATTACCGAAATCACTGACATAAATGTCAGCAGCACCGATGATCACGGAAGGCGCTGCGCCGTCTACATTAAAACGGCTTTCAGCTATTCCACTGAATCCACTCACAACAGTCTTGTTGTACGGGGAAACCATCAAAACGCTTGGCTCTCCGCCCTCCTCAAATGTCGATTGCATAGCGGTCTTCACCATAGCTTCCGTCAGAGCGACAGGCGTTCCGAAAGACTTCCATACCTCTGATGCACCTGTTGGAGTCGAGCCAGCATAGCTGGGCTTCGTAGAAGCATTATCAACCGTGTTGGTCTTTAGCCAGCACGGGAATCCAGCCGTAACTCTTGCTGTGTTGTTAGAACCAACAACAGCACCAACCCCGTTCAGCAAGCAAGCCATTTCAACATTACGCTTTAGCTCTTTTGCTGCTTTCGCTGCTTGGTACCCAACCTCAGAAGAACGACCAGCTTTGGTAACTTTCTGCTCAGTTCCAGAGATAAGGAAATCGCGCATATTGATCTGACAATAATTCCCTAGGCGCGTGGTTGGGGTCGTAATCGTAAAGGTCGCCAGATTTGACCCTTCTTCTACTGGTGTGGCTGAAGCAGTACTGAGACTGTCCGTTTGCCACTCGAAATATGTGTTCTCTGCACTACGACTGCCGCCGATATTGCTCTGGAAGGGAGTGGCTGTCGGAGAAATATCCGCGATCAGGTCACTCAGATCCTCCCTAATGCCTACGGCTGTGTAGGTTTCAAACGTGATTGCCTTTGTAGCCATAATTCAATTTTTAGTTAGTCCGTAAGCATTGCACCTAACAAGGGTGCAGCATCGCCCACCTTGCCGGTGTCTTTCAGCTTTTGCCTCATAGCTTTCTGCTTACGGGAGCGCGTTCTACGGGAAGTCTCCTTGTTCCCTGGTGTTGCGCTGCCGATTTTAGATTTGGCGGTCTTCACCTTCTGGCCGTTAACGAGTTCGTTGTAACGCCAAGCATCCCGTAACACGACCAACGCCCGATGATCCCATAGCTGGGCGAGTTCTTGGTCGCTGTATCCAACCCATTTTCCGTGCTCAAGCATCTTACGCTGTTCATTGGCCTGAAGATCAGAGTCCGACCATTCCGGTATTTTTTCCAGCACGATAGTGCGTTCGCCAGCGAGACGTTTCTGCATGTCCTCTTGAGCTTGCTGCTGCTGGACATGCATCATCCGCTGCTGTTCTACTTGCACCGCCTGCACCTGTTCCTGCCGGTCCCTCTCAAGCACCTTCAGCTTGAGGAATTGAACTGGGTCCTCTCTTTCGAGACGATCCCAGTCAAAGTCGGGTGGCTGGGCTGCAGACTCCATCTGCTGCCGGAGTTGTTCAAGCACACCGCTATATTCCTGACGCTCTTGCATCAGTGCATTTTGATGGGAACCGAAGGCTTCCACTTGCTGCTGGAACTGTGCCCTCTCCTCCCCTAACGCTGCGCTCTTCTTTGTGAATGTCGCTGTCCGATGGTATCCAGAGATGAGTTCATCCAGCGGGACTTCCATGTCTTCGCCATCTACTGTGATGCGGTAGACTGGGGCATCGCTGTCGAGTTGTTCTTCTTCCGGTCCTTCATCGTCCTGCTCATCCACCACCGAGTCATCGGCTAACTCGATATCCTGCTGCTCTTCAATTTCATCTAAAGAATCTGGCGAGGGTTGCTCTTCCGTAGAAGAATCCTGTTCAGGGTGCTCTTCAGGCCCGACGAGCATTTCATTTAAGGCGTCGTGGATTTCTCCAGTTGTACGCCTGCGACCACCCTCTACTGGGGCGGTTACGGTCGTTTCACTCACTACTTTCTCCGTTTCTTAGATGTGCGTGTTTTCTCCATTGTCCAGTTGGCTACATGGGTACGCAACCCACGCACAACCTCATCCAGTCCACGAGACTGCATGTATAGATCCTCACGCATACCCTTATCATTTAACTTGGTGAGGTGCCATTGGGCAACAATCTGTTCTCTTACACCAGACACGACCGAGGCAAATACTTCATCCTCCAGTATCTCCTTCGCCCGCCGACCACGCTGTTCAGTTGTGAGATCCATTTATTTTTTTCTCTTTCTTTGGCCGTGTGAGCCTACATTTATTTTCAGTGCCTTGAGGTGACGTATCGCTTTTGCCACCGAGGTGTGATTCTTGAGTGTGTGCCACGCACTACCCCGCTGTACCTCGACCTTGGTTCCACGGCGTCTGTATGGCACCTACTTCTTCCGCATGTCAATCGAGGGGTATCTCGCTTTTACCGCCCGCTTGACCTTGGCCTGCTCTCCTGATGTGCCGTGTGCGGCGACCATAGCCAGAGCCAACCGAGCGTGTGCTATGTCATGGATGGGATATGCCCGTTTGCTCGGTAGGGCGAATGAAGTCGCTTTCAGTTTCTTCCTCGCCGCTGCCGTGAGCTTCGCCATCTGGTTTCCTGAAGTACGGGTGGGCCATCAAGATTTCACCGCAGAAGACGCAGGTCAACCACTCTGATGTCATTTCCTGATATTGGCCGCAGGTGTCGCAGTTTACATGACCCATAATCGCATCCTCCCAAGAGCAAGCGTATGTAGTTCATGTAGTATATTCTTTGTTATTGTCGCAAAGGTGTCCAGAGCCCCTGTACAAAGCTATCATTTTTTTTTTGAGGAAGTCTATATACCGCAACAGTTTCCATGCTGCAGAAGGGTGTACCAAGCCCCTGTCGCAAGCTCCCTACTTCGACGCTGCTGCAGTCTTTGACTTCTTTTTCGCTTTCGGCTCTGGAGTCGATGGCCACTCTTCGAGTAGATCCGCAGCCATGATCATTAGCTTACGGTCGAGGCCGAATGGCAGAAACTTTCTGCGTAGGCGTAGCCGAGTAGCTAGTTCTGCTGCCGAGTCTCTTTTCTCTTTGCTCATAATTTTTTTTCGCAGGTAGGGGTTTCAGTCCGTGACGAGTTGCGGCCGAAGGCCGCCTTTGTCAAGTCCTTTGGGGGGTTAATTTGAAAGTGTTGCCTAGACTACACAAGTCCCCCGTCCCGATGCAGGTCACTCAGGAACCGGCAATCCCGTAAGTGCTTGTGCAGTAACAGCTTACGCAATAGTAACACCAACCAAGCCGGTGCATAATTATGCAGTATTGGTGCATAAATATACATGCCGGTTTTGAGCATGGTCCTGCTCCGCCAGTGAACTGGTTTGGTACCACACAAACCCGAACAGTTCCGGTTGGTTGCTAGTTTGTAAACTGTTGCAACACAACGACTTACGTCACTCGCCTGCGCGATAGTCTCACTAGCCGGTGGGTCCGGCGCTACTTTGACACCCTACAACCTCATCCTTCCTGATATCCTCCATCAAACACAAATGTATATACTCTCACTTTCTGCCTGGATTCCTGACTGATGGCTCTAACCGTCAAGCCTAAACAGCCCTGAAACAGTGATTGTCGCCTAGCCAACAAGTCCGATTATGGCCCTAAACTGACTTCAAAATAGTGCCTAATTAAGCGAGATTTCATGTCCACCGAAGGTCCACCCAAGAGGGAGACAAAAGATGGAAGTCCAAGACACAGACACCGCAGCAGCAGAAGGACTGAGCATCGACACTGGAGCCAGCACAGACTGGTTCCAACAGCCCACCAAGAATGAGTTACGAGGCATCACCGTTAGTGATCTGGATCTCCGCTGGGAAGCGTTGAGAGATGAAGCACTCCTGATCGACCCCAACTATTTCAGCGTGGAGATCAACTAATGAGGTTCTACAAAGTTCAATATAAATCGTGGGAGGAGTCTTCACATGGTTTTGATTGGTTCACCACGAAGGCCGATGCTGAGAAGGCACGGTACGATTGGGAGTTCCAAGATGGAGAGTCAAGCATAGATGAGTGGGCCATCATATCAGTAATCGACATAGAGCCAAACAAGGCAGGAATCTTGAAGGCTCTCAGACGACATGCCAACCACCCAGACAACGGCTAGGAGCCACAGACTATGACGATTCCACAACTGATAACGAGAGATAGCGAGCGAGTCGAGGCAAGAGTCCGGGCCATGTTCGATGGTCATGCAGACTATGCGGACGGCCACTACTACTTCCCAGGTGGTGATGAATACTCCAGGGACTTCGTTGACTTCACGGAGAGGCAACGAGAGATGATAGTCTTGCTACTCGCCCAAGCATACACTGAAGGTGGTGATGTGATGCGTGAGCAAATGCTGACGAGGAGCAACTGATGACCAATATCAAATTCGGCCCCAGTGTCAGACCGATGGGCTCAGAAGACGAGCCGATCATTGAAGTCTTCGCCACCATAGATGGGACTGAGGTACTAGTGGGAGAGATCACTGGGATCTTGGAGAACTACAGCCACAGACACACCCCCTACTTACTCATCTCATACTATCAAGTCGAGATAGACGGAGCCCCGACTAAGTGGTTCTCAGTGAACCGTCCAAGGCGTGGCGATGAACTCTTCGGCTTCGTCGAAGCTGTCACCGATGGTCATAGCTCTGCCAGAGGTGCTTTGGCTGCAGCGAAACGGTGGATTAAATCCAGAGAGGATAGCAACGAGGCGGAATGGGAAAGGCTCATTTCTAGCCGTATCCGTCAGATTGTGGAACGCAATACCAAGGGGAGCAACTGATGAGCCAGACATCCTACTACGTTGTCCTGAAGAAGGATCGCTATCACGAGCCCATAGGTCCAGAGAATGGCTATGGCGACTTCCCTAATTACGACTACACACTGCTGGGGCCACTAGAAGCGAAGTCATACAGATCAGCCCAGTACGCCTTCAGGAAGATTTTCCCCAACCTTCGTTTCTCTGATCGGTTCTCTCCTTGGCTGTATCCTGAAGAGGACATGGGGATCTGGGCCACCAAGCCTGTGGACCCAGCATGGACTGACCACCTGAATGAGGAGAGCAACTGATGAGCCTCAGAGATAAGTACGTTTGGCTGATGAAGGTGGAGCTAGATGATGGCAGCCGAAAAATCTTCGGTTACCCAATCGAGGGTAACACTTGGAAGGCAATGGCTGAGAAGTCCAGCTTAGCCAAAGAATACGGAGTTGGCATAGACAACGTGATCGCCAAGCACCTCCCAACCGGAGTGACACTCTAATGAGCCACCCAGGAAATGATGCAGTGATAGAACAGATCAGAGATCAGGTCGCAGAGATGTCTCATCTAGAGAAGGTCAACCTCGTAATCGCACATAACCCGGACTGGATCTCTAGGCGGCCTTGGGTATTCGGTAAATACCTCGACATAGCGGTAGCAGATGTCCTGATCGAAACGTGGCCAGAGGGAGGTGACGAGTGACCAGCCAGAGTGAGCACGACAAGCGCCACAAGAAGGAATTGAAGGCGCTGAAAAAAGAGGTCAACGCTATGGATTTTCCAGAGCTTCTACTGCTCGTACAGGAGGTCACAGAGGAGCGATATCACTTCCTGTGTGGCTACTTCGGACGTACCGATTCAGAGGGTGAGCTTCACGACCTGAAGAAGAACGTAAACCTGAGAGAGATCGCTACCGTCGCCTTACGTCTTGAGAGGGGGATCTTCTAATGAGAATCGTATGCGATCACTGCGAGGGAGTTGGGCAGTATCCCTACAACGATGGCCACCTTGAAATCTGCGAAGATTGCTCAGGGACCGGCTCGATTGATGAGGAGACTGGTGAGGGTGTGGAGTCGTGGGCAACCGATGGCCACAGCCATGAGTGCATGTCTGGCCGCTGCTACTGCTAAGGAGATCAACTGATGTTCCAAGGATACAGTGAAGCTGAGTATTACGAGAGGATGGAAGATGGAGCACCGGCACCTAGCTTGAGGTCGCAGGTGAGTGACTGGGTGATCGAAGCAGGTGCAGCGAGCCCACACATTGAGTACCTCACCTCACCTCTCGACAGCCAAGAGCGCAATCCATTCTTCAGCCAAGAAGCTCTGGACAAGTGGCGTCGGGAACAGGCTGAGGCAATGGCAGCTTGGAAGCGATCACAGGAGACCCCAGTCGAGCCCAAGCCCATGACCAGAGCAGAGGAGCTTCGGGCTGGTCGGGCATACAATCGAATGAACGACACAGAGTGCGGGGGAGACGATTCGGATCGGGACCCAACGGGTGAAGCGGGCTGGACTCGCATGACCTGCGTGTGTGATATCCAAGCCTGCTCAGGTGAGAAGCCCTATGAAGATTACCTCAACGAGTTGGTGTCGGACGTTCTGTCCAACTACCCAGAGGAGGAAAACTGATGACCGATACAAAGCCTGAATCCAATGTCGCCATCCCCATGCTCTGCATAGGGGTATACGCAGATAATAAGAGTCACATCCGTTTCGTGAAACTGAGTGATAGTG